CCCTAAACCCATTTTGCGTAGGTCTTGAAATCGAAAATCTATCAAACTATTTTGGAGAACAGGCCTCTTCGTTTTTTGGAAATAGAAGCAGACTTTCTTTGCTTATAGGAGGAGACAGTGATTTTAGCAAAACCTTTTTGGGAAAGATCTATTCAGTTGGTTTTTGTAACCAAAGAAATATTGAAAAGATATCAGGCCTTTTTGACGAGAAAGGTCTTTTGACCTACTTTAATCCAGAAAATTATTTTGATGATCACTCACAAAATCTTGTTTTTGATGCGGGAGACACTGTTTTTGACAATGAACCAGAATACGAAACAACACTTTTTGGTGGAGACTTCAACTCTTTTGAGTCTGTTGCCAAGCTTAACTTTGAAACAATACTATATTTTATAGCTAGCTACACCCTTATTCCAAAAATAAATTTTGAATCAATTTCTTTAGACATTGCCATAGACGGATACTGGGAAGATTATCAAACGTTAACTTATTTTGCACAATATGTATCAGATTCTTTTGGAAAAAAATACTATGATTTAGATTTTATTCAGTTTAATATTGACTACCCAGCTTTAGAAAACTTTCTAGACGACAGCTATCTTACTGCTGGAGGTTTACTTAGATCGTATGTTTCTTTTCAGTATTTAAAAAATAATTCATCTGCAAAAAGCTCATACTTTACAACAGCCCCAGCTCCAAAAAATAACGTTGTTTCTCCAGGATCAGAGTGGATTACAACAAAATACGAAGTTGTAGATGGAACCATAATCTATCCACCAAGGGGCATTCGCTTGTCAGATGTTTCTATTGTTACACATTTAGAGTGGAAAATACCAGGAATTATTACTAGTCCGCTTGTCGTTAAAAAATTGCAGTATGCCTCTCAAGCTTTTAACGAAAGAACATCAAACCCTGTCGGAACTAGATTTGGAACTCCTGTATTCCCATATCTTAAATACGGATCGTACTTTGATTACAAGAGCAAGAATCCGTATAGAATTTATAAGGGAAGCACACCATACCTATACCTGACAAAAAATAGCGGGCTAGAAAAGGTTGGAGACTACAGTGCACTGGTTAATCGTGGATTCTCAATACCAGTTAATCAAAACTTAGCTCAAAGCTATAGGGTTATAGCCCTACAGCTTTTCCTTAGATACGGTAGGGACAGGTTTCCCTCAGATCCAGAACAAATTTTTGAGATAGAAAGCAAAGATAACTACATAAAGTTCTTTATTGTTGCTAACGACGAATCGGGCACTAGGGCCAGAATCTACGGTCTTAATGCTAAAACTGGTAACTTTGAAAATGGAATTGCCTTTTATTGGAACGGTAAGGTAGTCAGGGAACCAGTTATAACCCTAAGTGACTGGGGAGTATTGGGAATATCCTTCCCCAATACCTTAAATTTTGACTCATATGCTGGTGGTTTTAGAGTAACTGGCTCAGTCTTGGTAAACAGTATTTCTCAGTATCAGTCAACAAGTTTACAAGAAATTCAAAGACAAACACTAAGATCTTGGTTCTTGACAGACTTTATTAGTGTAACATCTGAAGATCGATATGACTGGGATTTCTGGAATCAAGAGTATAACTGGAATGGAGTTTTGGTAATTTCTACTTCAACCGTGACTGGTGTAAACCCATCAGACATTTACAAGGTTTATACTGGAACAAATAAGCTAATTGTTGATGATGAAATCCCATTAAGGTTTAATGGCTATGAATATAATGCCTATCAGGGAGTAACTTGGCAAACTCGCATCCTTCCTGCTGTATAGTATGGTATACTAGTGGTCATGGAAGACAAATTTGCAGAAGCAATTGGTAAAGCGAAAGTAACTCTTGTAGATCAAACGGGATACGCATGGGGCGTATATGTTTGGAAAAAGGCTAATGGCAAGTGGTTTACCGACGGAAATGGCAACATTCTGAACGTTCCAGCTAACAGAGGCGATGAAAGTCAAATTGCCAAGCTAAAGCAAGCAGCAGCTTATTATGGGGAGCCAAATGGCTCTTACGTATTTTTTCCAGGAACAGCAAGAATTACCGATGAAGAGTATAGTGAACAGGTAGATCGAATGAAACAGGGCCTAATCCCATCTCTTAACGATATTGGTGCAGTAATAGCAGCCAAGAAAACACTAGAACTTTATGGAGATGAGTAATAATGTCGGATGAATATCAGTATCCAATCCAAGCCTTTACACCAGAGCCTGAGCAAGAGGAAGACCTCTTTAAGAAACAAGATCCATTCAGCAAGAAATGGGAAGACCTAAAGGGGCTATCTGGTCTAGAAAAGAATTTTAAGAGACGCTCTGACCGAATCGTAAAGGCATATGACAGCCTTGCTTTTACTGGAGTGGACACAATGAGGCAGGGATACCAGGATAGTGCACTGGCCACAAGCACTGGGCAAAACGGAGCAGGATCTAAAGAGATTAATCCTGGATCAGTATTCCACAATGGATATGGAATGTTTGACGTAATTACGCCACCATGGAACCTGTATGAACTCGCAAATTACTATGACACATCTTTTGCTAACCACGCAGCCATTGATGCAAAGGTTGAAAACATTGTTGGTCTAGGCTACGACTTTCATGTTTCAAAAAGAACTATGATGCAGCTTGAAGCTTCTACTAGCGAGACTGCAACAGACAAGGCCAGAAAGCGTATTGAAAGAGCAAAAGTTGAAATGCGTGAATGGCTTGAGACTCTAAATAGCGATGATTCTTTTTCTCACACAATGATGAAATTTTACACAGACGTTCAGGCAACTGGAAACGGCTATCTAGAAGTTGGAAGAACCGTGACGGGAGAGATTGGTTACCTTGGTCACATCCCATCTACAACCATGAGAGTCAGAAGACTTCGTGACGGTTACGTTCAGATCATTGGTCAAAAAGTTGTTTATTTTAAAAACTTTGGGGCAAAGAATCAGAACCCAATCACAGCTGACCCAAGACCAAATGAGATTATTCACTATAAAGAATATTCTCCATTAAACACTTTTTATGGAGTTCCAGATATCATGTCTGCGATCTCCGCCTTGCACGGAGACCAGCTAGCATCTCAGTACAACATTGATTACTTTGGAAACAAGGGTGTTCCACGATACATCGTAACCCTAAAGGGTGCAAAGCTATCATCTGATGCCGAAGACAAGATGTTTAGATTCCTTCAGACTAGCCTAAAGGGACAGTCCCACAGAACACTTTACATCCCTCTACCAGCAGACACTGATACAAACAAGGTAGAGTTTAAGATGGAACCAATTGAGGCTGGAGTACAAGAGGCATCCTTTAACGACTACAGGCTTAGGAACAGGGACGACATTCTTGTTGCACACCAAGTTCCTCTCTCAAAGATTGGTGGTGGCGATGCTTCAAACATTGCTGCAGCTCTAGCTCAAGACCGTACATTTAAAGAGCAGGTAGCAAGACCAGCTCAGGCAAATCTAGAAAAGATTATTAACAAGGTAATCAAGGAAAAGACAGATATTCTAGATTTTAAGTTTAACGAGCTAACTTTGACAGATGAAATTGCTCAGTCTCAGATTCTTGAAAGATACGTTAAAACTCAGATTATGGTTCCTAACGAAGCTCGTGAAAAGCTTGGATTGCCTCAGAGGCCAGACGGTGATGAGCCATTTGAGATGTCTCCCAGACAGGCCACAGACGCAAGAGCAAATACTGCTCAGAACAGACAGAGAGATTCTGAAAGAGCAAACAATTCTTCTGACAGCACGGCAACGTTAGCTGGAAGAAATCCAGCAGGAGAGGGAAGGTCATCAGAATAGTGTCTTTTTGACACTTTTTTATAAAAGGCCTTTATAATTGAACTAACATGACTATGCAGAAAGCCCATTGGGCCACTGAAGGTGACAACGTTCGCCTATCAATGCCGTTCAGTAAAGTGGACGTGGAGAGACGTATTGTCTCTGGCTTTGCTACACTCGATAACATCGATAAGCAAGCTGACATAGTCACAACAGATGCAAGCGTTAGAGCCTTTTCTAAGTTTCGGGGCAACATCAGAGAAATGCATCAGCCAACAGCAGTTGGAAAAATGATCTCTTTTAAAGAAGATAAATACTTTGATCCAGAGTCCAAGAAGTTCTATTCTGGAGTTTACGTTTCCACATACATCTCAAAGGGTGCCCAGGACACTTGGGAAAAGGTCCTAGATGGCACTCTTTCTGGCTTTTCTATTGGTGGAAAGATGAACAAGTGGGATGACGGATACGACGAAAAAATGGACGCAAAAATTAGAATTATTAAAGACTATGATCTGGTAGAATTGTCTCTGGTAGATAATCCTGCAAATCAGTTTGCAAATGTTTTATCTGTCGAAAAAGTTGACGGAGTAGATATGATCAAGGGCGAAAGCTTAGACACACCAATTGAAAACGTATTTTGGGATGCAGAATCTGGCATAGTCATGTTGTCAGAAAATGATGCTGAGCAGAGTCCTACAACTGGAACTCCAATGCAAAACATAGGTTTCGTTGAGAAAAACGATAACGAAAAAACAGATATGATAAAGTTCTTAGTTGATAGTGCTAAAGGCATTAATACAATTGAGATTAAGAAGGAGGTAAGTCCTATGAGTGAAGCAACAATCACTGAAGACATCGTTGAAAAGTCTGACGATGTAGTAGATGTAGTAGAAGAATCACAGGTCGCTCCAGAGGCAGACGCCACAACCGAAGATGCAGTAGAAAAGTCTATGGACAATGACGAAGCCAAATCCGAAGAGAAATCAATGGATGAGGAAGAAGTTAAGTCTGATGACATGGATGAAGACGAAATGAAGTCCCAGGATGAAATGAAGTCTGAAGCTGTAGCCGAGGAAGAAGGGGTATCTAAGTCAGATGAGGTAATTGTTAATGCAGTTACTGAAATCCAAAGTACTCTAACATCAGCCTTTAGCGATCTAGCAAATACCGTAAAAGCTCTACACGAGCAGGTATCTGCACTAAGCAAGTCAATTGACTCTGTAAAAAATGAGGTAACAGAAGCCAAGGGACAGTTTA